ATTGAGGAAGTGGATGAATTTAAACTATGGCTGTATAAAGAATACCCTGATAAATTTATAGATATAGATATTACTTTATTATATAAACTTTTTAAAAAACTAAAACAATAGATATGAAAAAGAGACATCATGTAGCTGTACAAATGGAAGAAGAACGTCAGTGGCAAAAGGATAATGGTCCTATTGTAAAGACTGCAGATGAACTATGGAAATATAGTGGAGAGACTGAAAAAGATTCTACAAAGTTAATAGAAGAAGATATTGAACAAAAAGAAAGAATAGTATTATTAGATAATAATATATATTCTGTATTGTCAGAGAAAAGGTCTAGGATTCTTGCTTATTGGTTATCTCATTTAGATACACCTATGAAAGACATAGCTGAAATAGTAGGCTGTCAACCAGCTACTGTAACCAGAACTGTAGCTAAATATTTAACTAAATTTAAAGAAATAAGAAATAAATAAAATGAAATTATATGAAACTAAAGATAAAGAACAGAGGCGTGCACTTAACAATTGGCACAATAATGATTACTGCGGTACTATTATTGCAGGGACAGGGTTTGGTAAGTCACGTTGTGGCGTTATGGCTATTAATCATGTTCTCAATACCCTTGGCGGTACTAGAGCTCTTGTCTTGGTCCCAACGACACAGCTTAAGGATCAGTTCAAAGAGGAATTTAAAAAATGGGACTGCGAAGATTGTTTGGAAAAGGTCGAAGTAGTATGTTATCAGTCAGCTTATAAACTTAAAAATGAGCATTATGATATAGTAGTATGTGATGAAATTCATTTAGGTTTGTCTAATAAGTACAGACAATTCTTTAATAACAACGTGTATGATAGGATCTTATGTTTAACTGCTACACCGCCTGAAGAACCAATGTATAAATTACATCTACATTTACTAGCACCTACAGTATATACATTAACCTTAGATGAGTGTGTAGCTATGAAATTAGTAGCACCTTATGAGATCTATTGTATACCTTTAGAGCTTACAGAAGAAGAAAGAATCGAGTATAAAAAGGTCAATAATAAGTTTGTAGAACATAAAATGGCCCTAGATCCTGACGCTTTTCAGTATGCTAAAATAGCTTTAAGTAGTTCAAGTGTTAGTTATGAAATGAAAGCACACGCTGCTGGATTTTATAAAACTATAAGAGAACGTAAAGCTATTGTAGATAAAGCTCACAATAAAATATCTAAATTTAAAGAGATAGTATATTCTAACTTAGACAAGAAAATTATAACCTTTGGAGGTTTAAATGACTTTACAGATATGCTTGCTCAGAGCGTTTCACCTCTAGCTGAAGTATATCATAGTAAAATAGCAACTAAGAAGAAGAGAGAAGCTCTAAGACGCTTTAAAGAAGGTGAAGTAAATATATTATGCTCTACTAAAGCTTTAAATCAAGGATTTGATATACCCAATGCTAATCTAGGTATAATATGCGGACTAACGTCTAAATCATTATCTATGATACAGAGAGTTGGTAGACTAATTAGATATGAAGAAGGTAAGATTGGTAAAGTGTATGTATTATATGTAAAAGACTCTCAAGAAGAAAAGTGGCTTAAGAATGCAGTGTATGATTTAAAGGGTGTAAAATGGTTATAATAAAAACTTTAATAAGAATAGGAAGTATGGATAAATTATGTATATTTGCATTAATGTTCCGTTCAACTGTAAAAGAATCCTTTATAATATGAAAATAGAAATAGAATTTGATGTACTTACAGACACTAAAATGTCTGCTGATGATTATACCTATTTGTATATAATATATAAAAAAGGGTTTACTCTGTTAAACAACCTTAATCTTAAACCAGATTTAGAAAGATTGCAAAGAGAAGGATATGTAAAGCTCGGTGAATCTCCTGCTAGTCACACGATTAGACAAGAGTTCATCGACCTTTTCATCTCTGATTTTGATGCAATGTTTACTGAGTTGTGCGGTACATATCCATTTAAAGTTAATTCTCCCGGAAGAGGTGTTAGAGTGTTACATGCTATTGATCCAGACGCTAAGTCTAATGTAAAAGCAAAAAACAAATATAAATCTATTGTAGCTGGTAAAGCTCACAAGCACAGATCTATTATGAATTGCTTAGACAAACAATTAACTGTAGATAAACATAATTTAGGGTATCTGCAAAACTTAGAAGTCTGGTTAAACAACCATACTTGGGAAAAATACGAGAATTTAAACGAACAACAACAAACAGAAAATGGAGAACAAGGACAAAGGCCAAGAATTACAAGAACTCTTTAAATCTAGAGGGTTCTCAAGCATAAAAAAATCAGTAGATACATCCATTAATGACGTAAGAATGGGTATGCTGGGAAAACGAAAAGTGTTACCAACTAAATGGAATCGCTTGAATAAGAACTTATTAGGTGGATTACAGCCTGGTAAAATGTATGTCATAGCAGGACGACCTGGAGTAGGTAAATCAGCATTTTCAAACCAACTTATATTTGATTTATTAGATAATAATCCTAATAAAAAGTTAATAGTATTATATTGGAGTTTCGAAATGCCTGGTCACCAACAAATACTCAGGGCCGGCTCTAAAGACGTTAAGAAACAAGTATTAGATTTATTATCTGTAGAAACTAAGTTATCTGAAGAAGAGTATGAATTATATAAAGAGAAAGTAGAGGTATATAAGAAGTACCCTATTCTATTTAATAACATACCTAGAACTATAGATTATATTAAAGATACTTGTGTTGATATGACTAATTCGTTACCTGATCGACTAATTATCAATGTATTTGATCACAGTAGATTAGTAGCGGGTAATTATAATAATGAGTTAGAGAAACTTGATAAATTATCTAAAGGATGTATGTGGATGCAAGCTAAGATGGGAGTTATTAATATACTTTTATCTCAACTTAATCGTAACATAGAACAGGAGCATAGAGCTAAAGCTCAATATCAGCCATTACTAACAGATTTATTTGGAGGTGATAGTGTTGGTCAAGATGCACATGTTGTTATGATGTTACAACGACCTTATGATTTATACGGTATTACAGAACCTTATTGTAATCACGATCCAGTAGGATTGTTAGCAGTACATATAGAGAAAAACAGAGATGGCTTATTAGGTATGCTTCCGTTTGAGGCAGACATGAGTACATTTACAATTAATGAACGAACTAAAACTAAATAATTATGATGGAAACAACTATACTAGCCGTAACTTTTGGGTTTGGCTTTTTAACAGGAATGGTGCTTGGAGTAATAGCTATGCTTAAACCTTTAAGACAAGTTCAATTAGAGCTAGAAGCTTATAAAGTAGCAGCAACACCTGACGAAGAATGCAGAGTTAATGCTCATGAATAGAAATATCGTAGTGATTTGGCCTAAACACAACTTAGCCTAGACTTGTTGTCAGGCCTTAACCTGAATTATAACTAAGCACTATTTTTCAGTATTTTTTTATTGCAGGCCAATGATCTATAAACATGCAAACAAGGATTAGTAATATGGCAGAGCTATTAAACATCTATCCTAATCCGACCGTGGCGTAACCTTGTGGCCCGTGTTTTACCCGTTTAAACAATTTAAAAACATAAATATGATAACAAATGTCGTAATACCTTTACTATTACTTATATCTACTGTATTAATTATACTTAACATTAAGAAAGGAATTATAAGTAATCAAAGAAACTTAGAATTATTAAATAAAATGAATAAAATAAATAACCATGGAACTACCAAACGAAAAGGTTAAGGCGAGCCGTAAATCACCAAAAAACATGATAATATATGGAGCGCCTAAAATAGGTAAGACTTCAATATTAGCACAACTTGATGACTGCTTAATAATTGATCTAGAAAATGGATCAGATATGATAGACGCATTAAAAGTAAAAGTAAATAATTTAGCTGAGCTTGCAGAAGTGGGTAAAGCTATTATGAAGAAAGGAAGACCTTATAAATATATTGCTATTGACACTATTTCAAAATTAGAAGAGTGGTGTGAAGCGGAAGGTAAGAAAATTTATATGAAAACTCCTATGGGTAAAAACTTTGACGAAAAGAACCCTGGTATGTCAATTCTATCACTGCCTAATGGCGCAGGCTACTTATATTTAAGAATGGCCTATAAAAAATGGATAGATAACTTGAACAAACTAGCAGACCATGTCATATTAGTTGGACACTTAAAGGATAAGATGCTTGAAAAGAAAGGTAAAGAGGTTGCAGTAAAAGATATTGACCTTACCGGTAAGATTAAGCAGATAACCTGTGCAAACTCAGATGCAGTTGGTTACATATACAGAGAAGATGATAGAACTATGGTTAGTTTTGATTCTTTAGATGATATTGTAGCTGGTAGTAGATGTGAGCACTTAAAAGGTAAGACCATGCCTTTAGAATGGTCAGAGATATTTATCGATTAACATGTATAAAATTAATTTAAAGACAAAAAAAATGATTAAAGCAAGACCAAACGTTAGCGTAGAAAGCGCTATTGTAACTCCAGAGACCATCTCTGTATCTCAGTTGCTAAAAGATTTAGCAAATGGAATAGGAAAAAAGGGAATGTGCGAAAAGTACAATGTAAAAAAATGGGAATTAGATGAAGTTTTTAAACATTCTAAATTAAAAGGCAAAAGACCTGCCCACGTTAAAAAACTTTCTTTTACATTTGTAGACGATACTGGTACTGATCCAGTAATAGTTACTCCAAGTGATTTAATATCAGACGCAATAGAGGATAAACATAAGGTAGATACATCAGAGCCTCAGTTTAGTAAAAGAGAAGAGTCTACACAATTTCCATCTAGTATGGAAGATGTAACAGATGAAGTAGATCCTAATCAAGTAACTTTAGAACAAGTTATAGAAGAGGCTAACGACGAGGTTAAAGCTAACTGGGATGAACATACTAGAGTTGAAGAAGGTATAGACCATAAAGGTGGGGAAGTAACTTTAGAAACTGCTATAACAGAAGCTACACAAGACACTCAAAATGCTCTTAACTCTATTAAGCAAACTAATGAAGTTATTGCTGATATGCTGAGTCCTACAGATTCTGAAAGCCCTTGCAAGGTAAATAGAACAGATGATGAACTTGAAATACCAAGCTTTGACAACACTTTAGAATTAGTAGAAGAACAAGAGATGGAAGCTGGTACAGAAGAAGTAGAAGTAGAAGTGGAAGAGAATGAATTCGATTCATTTACAATATAAACCAATTAATAAATAAATAAATAGATATGGCAATTAAAAGCAACGCAAGTACTGAAGCAGTACAAGGACAAGGAATGAAGGTATACTCAGGTATTTCTAATTTTAATGTTATCGCAGTAAATCCAACAATGGCGGAATTACACGATTTAGACATTAAAGTTAAATCTGAACCTAACTATCAAGTATCATTTAACAACGTAGATTACAATAAAGTTGTACTATGGGTTAAGAATGAAGACTTATCAACTAGAGTAGAGATTTTATTATCTGGAGAACACAGAGTTTCAAAAGCAGGTAAAAAGCAATGGATTAATGCATTTGGTCAAACTACATGGTCTGATGATGCACCAACATACGAATGGTGGAAAAAAGAAGGTGAAAGACCAGCATATATAGGAGAGGAAACTTTAATTTTCTTTACTAAAGCTTGGGCTAATGTAGCGGCAGGGGATGAGGTAACTTATGAGACTATGAAAAACATAGCTAATGGTGATGTAAAAGAAGTTAAATCTCTTGTTTCTGTATTAAAAGATAATCAAGTTAGATTACTAGTAGGAGTTAAAGATGATAAATATCAAACTATTTACAATAAGCAATTTGGTAGAATCAAGCCACAAAGAGATGATATGTTTGTTAAAATGTTAAAAGATGATTATGGTACATTTAACGCAGACTTTAATGCAGATCTTAAATGGGGAGAGCACGTACCAACTGCAGATTTAGTAACTCCAGATGCCTTGAATGAGGATGATGACTGGACTATGCCAGAAAAGCCAATGAATGGTAGACAACTTGTAGAAGAAGCTGATCCATTTGCTAATTAAGAGTGATAACAGCTAGAAGCAGTGATGATTATTTACACACCGATGTCATACTTAGAGAAATCTCTGAGTATGACATTTTTGTGTATTATTGTCCAAGCTTTAAACAATTAGGAAAACCTTTCTGTAGTGAGTTAAGACAGGATAGAAAACCAACTGCATCTATCGTTTCTTGGAAAGGTAATTTATTGTATAAAGATTTTGGGTGTTCAGAACATTCGTTCAGCTGTTTCAGATATGTAATGTATAAATATACATGTGATTTTATATCAGCTTTAAAAATTATAGATTGCGATTTCAATTTAAATTTAAATTCTCGTAAAGAAGAAACTTTATTCACTATGGGGATGATGGGTTTAAGGCAGAAACAACCTAGGATAGTAGAAACATTAACAATTATAAAGAAGAAAAGGCGGCCTTTTTCGGAAGATGATAAAAACTTTTGGACAAAATACTTTATCAGTAAGAAAATATTGGTTAGATTTGGCGTCGAACCAATAAGCCATTACTGGGTGAACCAAAACAGATTCAGTTGCAAATCAGTTACATACGCCTTTAAACTAGGCAAACGCTTCAAAATCTATGCACCATTAGAAATAGATTATAAATGGAGCAGTAACACTACCTCTACTGATATACAAGGCCTAAAACAACTACCTGCTACAGGTAAACAGTTGTTTCTTACCTCTTCTTTAAAAGATGTTATGTGTCTCTACGCTGCAGGTTATAGCGCAATCGCTTTTCAAAGCGAAATGCAAAATCCTGACGAAAAATTAATGAAAGACCTACATGATAGATTTGAAGAATTAGTTGTTCTCTATGACAATGATTATGATAATGAGAACAACCCTGGACAAACTATGGCCAGGAAAATCTGTGAAAAGTTTAATCTACGTAATATATGTATTCCAAACAAATATAAATCAAAAGATCCTTCTGATTTGGTAAAAAATGTTGGTTCACTTAACATTTTAAAACATATAATACATGAAAAGACAAGATGTAATTGAATTTCTGAGATCTAAGACAGGTTATTTAAAGAAAGGAAACCAATGGGTAGCTGATAAGTTAGGCATTGATTTAAATTTAGCTACTGAATGTAAAAAAGAAGTAGCGGCTAGTGAGTACAAAAAGTACAAAGAAAACACGCAAGAATTTACAAATGAGAATATAAACGAGATTAATGATAAAGGCTTTAACATGCACTTATCAGAGATCGGTCTAAAATTAGAAGACGTTAAGTCTGTAAAATTTTGGCAAACTAGCAAAGGTGATCATAGATACTCTGTTGTTCCTTTAACAGGATGGCATGAGTTAGAATCTGAAAAGAACGCATTTTTAGAAGAAGTTAAAAAGAAGTCACCACAAGTTAGTAAATATTCTTACAAACCTAAAACAAGTCCTTCATTGGGTGTATTATCCTTACCGGACATACATTATGGAAAGATTACGGGTGAAGGCCCGGAAGCAATAGAAGAACACTATATGCAAGTGGTAATGGAACTATGGGAGAAAGCAAAAGGATCTAACATAGAAAGATTATTAATGCCTATAGGTAATGACGGTATGAATTCTGAAGGTTTGAGTAAAGCAACTACTGCAGGAACTCCTCAAGATGATTATATGGGATGGAGACAATCTTTTAGAGGCTATTGGCAACTAATGGATACAGCTATCACATGGTTATCAAAGAAAATTCCAGTAGATGTTGTTATTGTACAAGGTAATCATGATTTTGAGCGTATGTTTTATATTGGAGAATTGTTAGACTCTAGATACGCTAATAATCCTAACATTACAGTAGACAATTCACTTGATGAGAGAAAGTACTACCAGTATGGAGCAAATATGTTTTTAAATTTTCATGGAGATAAAGTAAAGAGAAATAATATTCCTTTACTTATGGCTACTGAACAACCTATTATGTGGAGCGAGTGCATCTTTAGAGAAGCTCTTGTAGGACACATACATAAAGAGTTAGTAGATGAAATCATGGGAACTAAAGTTAGACATATTCCAAGTATATGTGGTAATGATGAATGGCACAAAGGTAGAGCCTATGTTGGCACTAGACGTGTTGGACAAATGCATATTTATCACATTGCGCGCGGGTACGAAGGAATGTTTCAAGTAAATGTACTAGACTAATGGCCTGGAAAAGAAGATCAAAAGGACGATCAATGATTAAATCAAAGAAAGCGTCATACAATGGGATAGAATTTCAATCTCTATTAGAAAAAGGAATGTATAAACTTCTAGAAGAAGCTAACATAGATGTCGATTATGAAAAACATTCTTTTACTGTATTTGACGCTTTAGTATATCCACAAGCATGTTATGAAGGTACGCCAAAGAAGTTGTATAACAAAGGTAGTAAAGTTAGATCTATAACTTATACACCGGATTTTGTAGACCCTAATGGCAAGTGGATTATTGAAACTAAAGGCTATGCAAATGAATCTTTTCCTTTAAGATGGAAGCTATTTAAAAAGCATCTTAAAGAAAATAACCTGGCTTATGTCTTATTTATGCCACGGAACAAAGAACAATGTAAAGAAGTGTTAGAACTAATAACACAGTTATAAAGCGGGGATACGTAAAATTGTGCGCTATAGTATCCAAATTAAGGGCTCTTAGGGAAGGGCCCTTTTTTTATTAATTAATTAAAATTAAAATTATGGCAAAAACAGCAAAAGAATTTCTACACTCAGATGAAATGCATGAGGATGACTCAGTGTTTAATCCTGGAGGAAAACAAGAATATACTGAAGAACAATTAATACGCTTTGCAGAACTCTGGGCAGAAAAACAATTTCAACTTATTGTGGCTAATATTGAAGAATTAGGAAACGAATGGCAGAGTTAGTAAGCTCATGCTGTGGAGCGGATTACACAGATAATCAAGATGAGGGAGGCAGTTTTTGTTGTAACTCAGAAATAAAAAATGGACTTTGCAGTGAATGTAAAGAGCACGCAGAGCCTGAAGAGGGATTTGTATGTGAAAAATGTGAAGAGTTCTTTGAAAGTTCTATTGAAGATTATGAATACAAAAATCAAATGCTTGATGCTAAAGCAGAGGATAGATCAGAGGCAGAAAGAGACGAGAGATGATAGAAAAGATCACTCGAAAGTCTATGCTTATAAGGCCTTCTGGTAGATCCACAGACTTTATAACACCAAGCTTTGGTTATGGCTGTTTATATAACTGTTCTTACTGCTACATGAAAAGACATAGACCAACAGGTCTTACTGTAGCAACAAACACAGGAGATATATTAACAGCTGTAAACAATCACGCATTCTTTACCCCGGTAGATAAACCTAATCAAACTCATCCTACATTCACAACATATGATATTAGTTGTAATGAAGACTTTTGTCTTCATGCTAAGTATCATGAGTGGGAAGATATATTTGAGTTCTTTAAAGA